TGTATGGACTATGGTGTCGTCAGTGTAGACAAGAAATTCATTGGTTCAATGGATTTTGAGTGTTACACTCGCGATCATGGTAATGTAAAGGGGACTTATGTCTGTACGATTGACAATTATCATCATGATCCAGACTACGTAGACTGGGCGACGAGTGAAAATCCTGCCGAACACAAGTCTCATAACCTAATTGAACTTGAAAATGGGCAGTATGCTCTCTATCCAAACAATAGATTACGTATCTTTGATAATAGTCTGACACCTGTAGAACCTAAAATGCCTGATTTTAAGGTTTCTACTCAGTATTATCAAGTTGAAAACGGTTACAAGCGTCTCGGTATGGGTCGTGAAGATGAATACTTCTGGAAAACGGCAGACGAGCGCGAAAATAAATACAATGAATCACCCAATGAGGACTAAAATGTCAGCAGAAGATATGAAAGAACTGTGGGGTGCACCAAATATCATGTCAGATTACTGGTCAAAACCACATAAAACTGAAGATCCAGAGGAAAGAGTGATTCAAGAAGTTTATGGTGACCCTGCTACCATAAATAAAGTCAAGAAAACTACTGACCAATGGCAATTTCACGGGAATCAAGAGCATTTAGAGACATAAGTCTGTCTTTTGACCCACATCCTGTGACAAAAGACTTGCCAATTTTGAAGAACGCAAGAGCAATCACACGTTCAGTTCAAAATTTAGTGCAGACGATACCTACAGAAAGGTTTTTTCAACCAATTTTGGGGTCTGATGTACGGGCAAGTCTTTTTGATTTTGTTGATTTTGCCACTGCGGGTGTAATTGAAGAGCAAATCATCACCACAATTGATAATTTTGAACCTAGAGTTGCAAATGTGCAGGTTGATGTAGATCCTCAACCAGATAATAACACATTTAATGTTACTATCTTTTATGATATTGTTGGTCAGGACTTTCCTTCTCAAGAATTTTCATTTTTGCTAGAGGCAACAAGGTAATATGCCTTTTACTAAATTTACAAATCTAGATTTTGACCAAATTAGGTCCCAAATCAAAGACTATCTCCGTGCAAACTCCACTTTTACGGACTTTGATTTTGAGGGATCTAATTTTTCTGTCTTAATTGACACGTTAGCGTATAATACTTACATTACTGCCTATAACTCAAACATGATTGTGAACGAATCCTTCTTGGATTCGGCAACTTTGAGGGAAAATGTTGTTTCTTTGGCAAGAAATATTGGTTATGTACCTCGCTCCAGAAGCGCCGCTAAGGCGCGTGTCAATCTGACGGTACAAACCACAAGTACATCACCTACAATGACCTTAGAGGCGGGTCTGGTGTGCGTAGGAAGCGTCAATGAGAGTCAATTTGTCTTCTCAGTTCCAGAAGATGTCACCACTACAATCAATTCTGGAACTGCAAAGTTCAATGACCTTGATGTTTGTCAAGGAACTTACTTAAAAAAACAATTTGTCGTTGATGGATCGTTAGATCAACGCTTTATTTTACAAAATCCTTTCATTGATACCTCAACAATCGTTGTGAAGGTTAAGGGAGCATCTGATTCTGGAGAAGGAAGGGAATATGAGCTTGCCCAGAACATTTTAAACCTTAATAAGAACTCTGAAATCTATCTTTTACAAGAAGTTCAAGACGAAAGGTACGAACTTCTCTTTGGTGATGGATTTTTTGGTAAAAAATTAGAGGATGGTGCAATAATTACCGTTTCTTACATCATTACAGACGGTATTGATGGAAATGGGGCGAAAAATTTCGCATATTCTGGAAGAGTTACTGATAATCTTGGAAATGTTATCGTTCCAAGCAGTGATGTTACCATTTCTACTACTATAAAGGCGCAAAATGGTGGAGAAATTGAAAGTATTGACTCAATTAAGTATTTTGCACCCAGAATTTACTCATCACAGTACCGTGCAGTCACTGCTCGCGACTATGAGGCAATAATTCAGTCAATTTATCCAAATACTGAGTCTGTTTCCGTTGTTGGTGGTGAAGAATTGGACCCACCTGAGTTCGGAAACGTCGTTATTAGCATCAAACCCAAAAATGGCGACTTTGTTTCAGATTTTGACAAAGAATCTATTGCCACAAAACTCAAAAATTACTCTTTATCAGGTATAAATCAAAAAATCGTTGATCTCAAGGTACTTTTTGTTGAAATTGACTCCGCAGTTTACTACAACAACGCAAAAGTCTCAAATGTCAATGATTTGAAGTCAAAAGTTTCCTCAACACTGAATACTTTTGCCACAGCAAACATTAATCAGTTTGGTGGACGCTTCAAATACAGTAAATTGTGTCAGACAATTGATAGCACTGATAATGCGATTACTTCTAACATCACCAGAGTTAGAATTAGAAGAAATCTGAAAACTTTGATTAATACTTCTGCACAATACGAACTTTGCTATGGAAACAAGTTCCGTATGGATAAAAATGGGTTCAATATCAAGAGCACAGGATTTGGTCTCTCTGGAAGAAATGGAGTATTCTATTTTACCGATACTCCAGGAGAAAATGGTAAAGGAACTATCTCTGTTGTTAGAGAAAGAAATGAAGAAGGTGAATATGAGGTTGTGATCAAATCTGCAGGAACAGTTGACTATGTAAAAGGTGAAATATTACTGAACACGATCACATTCTCGTCTACTATTAAGGAAAACGACATTGTTGAGATTCAAGCAGTTCCAGACTCTAATGATGTTATCGGTTTGAAGGATCTTTATCTATCTTTCTCGGTTGCCGATAGTGAGATAAATATGGTTAAAGATACTATTACATCTGGCGAACAGATCTCTGGCGTCGGTTATAAAGTTACTTCAAGTTACCTAAACGGAGAACTTAAGAGAGGATAAGAATGATACAAACAGGCTTTGAAAGAAGGGTAAAGGTTCAGCAAGTAATTGAAAGTCAGTTACCCGAATTTCTTAGATCCGAAAGTCCAAAATCTATCGACTTTCTGAAGCAATATTATATTTCTCAAGAACATCAGGGTGGTGCCACTGATATTGTTGAGAACTTAGACCAGTATCTCAAATTTGACAACCTTACGCCAGAGGTTGTCACTGGATACACCAGTTTGACTGCTGGTATATCTTCTACTGCTGATACAGTTCAGGTTTCTACGACTAAAGGGTTTCCTGATGAATATGGTCTGTTCAAGATCGGTGATGAAATTATAACATATACTGGAAAAACTGCAACTTCTTTTACAGGATGTATTAGAGGTTTTAGTGGTATTTCTTCTTATCGTTCATCTCTTGATCCAGAAGAACTGGTATTCAGTGACACCTCAGAAGAAGTTCATGCTAATGGTTCTACAGTACAAAACCTTAGTGCACTATTTCTTAAGGAGTTTTATAGAAAATTAAAGTATTCTTTTGCTCCTGGTCTTGAGGATGTTGATTTTGTAGATAATTTAGACGTTAATAATTTTGTCAAAGAAATAAGAAGTTTATATGAGGCAAAAGGAACAGAGGATTCCTTCAAGATTCTCTTCAAAGTCCTTTATGGTGTTGATCCAAAGGTAATTGATTTAGAAGATTATTTAATAAAACCATCAACAGCAAAGTTTGCAAGAAGAGAGCAGGTTGTTGTTGAAAGAGTTTCCGGTGATCCAAACAAGTTAGTTGGGCAAACAATCAGAAAATCTACTGACAGTGCTACTCAAGCATCTGTATCAGAAGTTGAAATTTTCACACGTTCCGGAATTAGCACGTATTACAAACTTGGTTTGTTTGTAGGTTTTGATGATAGAGATCTTATTGAGGGAACTTTTAAAGTTCAACCTGCTACGAAGGTATCAAATACTGTTAGTGTTGGTGCTTCTGTAGTAACAGTTGATTCTACGGTTGGATTTGCTCAAACTGGAAAGGTTATTTCTGGAAGAAACACGATTGAGTATACAGATAAAACTGTAAACCAGTTTCTTGGATGTAGTGGTATTGGAACTGCCATCTCCACATCAACAGAACTTAGAACTGATGAGGTTTACATTGGTTATGAAGATGGTGACACCTCAAAGAAAGTAGAAGTTCGTATTGGTGGAGTTCTCTCAAAATTCAAAGCAACGCATGATATCTTACTTTCCAATGAGGGACAAAAAATATTTGTCAAGAACATTGGTGAAAGAATTAAAAATCCAGAACTGAATAAGACTGATAAGCAAATTTTTGCCAATAGTTGGGTTTATAACACCAGTTGCAGATTTGATGTTGAGAGTATCAATGGTGCCACAGTCCAATTAAAGAGTGAAATTGATGATTCCAGTCTCAAGGTTGGAGATACTGTAGATATTCTGAGTGGATCTACAGAAACTGTTCTACATGCCAATGCTGTAGTCGCTACAGTTAATGCTACAAATAAGCAAATCACTCTTAATAACCTTGTGGGTTTCACTGCAAATTCCACAACAATCTATACAATTAGAAGAAAACTTGAAACCGCTACCAGTAGTGGTACTCCACTTTTCTATGGCAATAATAACATCACTAGTGATGTACAAAATGTCTACACAGATGATACTCATGCATATGTTGCTTCCAACTCATTACCCTCATATGACATTAGTGAGAGTGCTCTAAGTGCAACTCTTGCATCTGCTGCTGGAAGTGCTCTTCAAGGATTTGATGCATCAACACAGAAGTACAGTATTATCTCCTTTGCAAGTCCAGTTCCTTTTGTTACTGGCGATGAAGTCTTTTATAAAGCATCCTCAGACACCCTTGTAGGCGTCCCTGAGGGCGTTTACTTTGTAAAGGTGCTGTCTGCATCCAATCAAATTAAACTCTTTGCTTCA